AGTTACTTCGGAGTTAAGACTAAAGAGTTTAAGCACCATTATTCCCACGCAGCAGCAGGATATTACACAAGCCCATTTGATTATGCTGTAATCGTAGTTTTGGATGCCATTGGCGAATTTAATACATCAACAATTTGGACGGGAGTTGGCGAGGAGATATCTTTAGTAGAGAAAAGAAACTATCCCATTAGCTTTGGATTATTCTATTCAGCTTTTACACAACTAATTGGTCTTATGCCTAATCAAGAAGAATATATTATGATGGGTATGGCTGCATATGGCAACCCACAAAAATACTTTAATAAAGTTAACGAATATTTTCCAAGTATCAACAAACAAAAATACAATTTTCATAAGGGCATAACTGACTGGAATATCATTAGTGATCAACAAAAATTTGATATAGCAGCAGCAGTTCAGCTTGTATATGAGAGAAGATTATATGAGTTTATGTCTTATGCGAGAAAGAAGACTGGGAAAACAAAGCTTGTATTTATGGGTGGATGTGCACTAAACTCTTCTGCAAATACAATTCTATGGGATTTGTTTGACGACGTTTGGATTATGCCAAATCCAGGAGATGCTGGATCAAGTTTGGGTGCTGCACTTGCATTGCGTGGCAAGCATATAAAGTGGGAAGGGCCTTACCTGGGGTATGATTTAGGTAATGAATATCCTGTAGAGAAGGTGGTGCAGTCTTTAATTAATAATAAAATTGCTCCAGTAGCAGCGGGACGTGCAGAGTTTGGCCCAAGAGCTTTAGGCAATAGAAGTATATTGGCAGACCCTAGAGATCCCGATATTAAAGATAAAGTTAATTTAATTAAACAAAGAGAATTATTTAGACCATTTGCCCCTGTAGTAATGGAAGAGCATGCCCACGAATGGTTTGATATGCCATCAAAAGCTACAAGCCCTTACATGCAATATACATTTAAATGTTTAAAGCCAGATCTTATCCCTTCCGTTGTACATGAGGACGGGACTTCAAGAGTGCAAACAGTAAATGCTGAACAACATCCAGGGCTTTATGAAGTTTTAAAGCAATGGTATGAGATTACTGGAGTTCCTGTTTTGCTTAATACAAGCTTGAACATCAAGGGTCAGCCCTTATTAAATGACTGGAACGATATTGATGAGTGGAATAAAACTTACAATAGTGCTATAATTGTATAAGGTTGTGGGCGACACACCTTAGTATGGATATAGTTACACATAAACATGTACCCGAGTGTAAGAGTTCGGGGAGATAGGGCAGCGTCATTCGGTGCTGGAATATTCGCCCACAGCCCCTTATTAGAAAGTTAAATATGGACCATAAGTACTTTGAAAAGACAGATCCAGAATTACCAGAATATAAGCATTGGATGTCATCTGATGTTGATAAGATGATTGACAGCATGCTCCCACCGTGGATGACACCTGGACATGAAGAGTATAAAACGGTTTACGATTTAAACAATATTGGTTTAAGATGTGATGATTTTACAACAAACCCTCCAGACCATCACATTCTATTCGCAGGATGCGAGATTACAATTCCGCAGGGAGTGGATGTTGATAAGGGCTGGGCTAGCATTGTATATAAAACGCTTGAGCCAAATGGTAAGGATTTTAGAAATCTAGCCTATCCAGGGGCTTCTCCTGCAAAACTTGTTTCAAATATATTTAAGTATTTTGATCAGTATGGCAATCCAGATGAGATTTATGCTTTGATGCCAGAGATGATTAGAGACATCGGTGCAATTAGAGATTTAGGCGTGTTTAAGCCAAAGATGTATAGACAGTATTTGGAAACCGAAGAAGATGTTCCAGAGCATAACTTGATGGCAGAGCCTTATGATTTGCCAATTCATCTACTTGCATTAAAGTACCTTCAGCAGATGAGGTATCTGGAGCAATACTGTTATGCAACTGGGATTAAGTTGGTTTGGTCAACTTGGGATTACTCTACAAATAAGTTTTTGTCTAATTATAAATGGAGGTATTTCTTTGAAGCAGAACTTCCAGAAAACGAAGGCGATGTATGGGATGGTAAAGCCCAACCTATTTTTGCAAAATCATTTTTAAATCAAATAGTGTATAATAGTACTGACAAGGGAGAATGACAAAATGATGGACAACCAAAAAATAGCAAATTTTCAACCAGAAGAAGAACCAGATTACACACCTTATCTTGAACAGTTTAATCTAATTGGAGATAGGGAAGATGCTATCGTTCTAATCCATGATGCATTGCCACAAGATCAGCTTGACTTAATCTACAATTATTTGCAAGAGTATAAGGATGATGAGGGCTTCAGAGGCGGTAATGACAAGAGATATGAGCATGTCCTAAAAGAAAATCCTGAAGTTGCAGCATTGCTAAAGAGCTACAACGATATTGTTTACTCAAAGATTAAAGAGCATTACATTGACAGATTTGGCGTTAAAGTTGCTTATGTTCCTGTTAACGATTGCCACTTTGTAAAGTGGACAGAAGGAATGTCAACTGGGTTGCATGCTGACTGCGAAAGACCAGACGGATCTCCAGCATTCCACGCAAACTTCTACAGACTAAATATCTCAGCTCTGTTTTATGTTAATGACAATTATGAGGGTGGAGAAATTGTTTTTCCTAGATTCAACAAGGTTGTAAAGCCAAAGGCGGGAGATTTGATTTTGTTCCCAAGCAATGGTCCATACAGACACCAAGTTAATGAAGTCATTGGTAAGCAGAATAGATATACAATCCCCAGCTGGCATACTTTTGATCTTCCAGAAATTTTCCATTCTCAAGGAAATCACGATGCTGGAGATTCAGTTATCTTGTGGTATGACGAAGGGGAAGACTTCTCAAACGCCCAGTTGTTCTAATCATGCTATAATTAAGTTAACATGACGGACGCACACAAACAAAAACTTAACCTGCATCTGGTAACATCAATACCAGAGCATGCCCCTAGGTCTTCTGATCCATATTATAAATACTTTATGGCAGCAAAGAAGAGAATAAAGGCACAGGGATTGTGGAAATGCATCATTAATGATGATCTATGTTCTGGAGAGCCAGAACTACATCATTCATTTGTAGAGTTTAGTCAAATTGCTAATATGGACCCAAAGAAGATAGAGGCTGCTTTTGGGCTTCATTTTGAGTCTGATGATGATTTTCAGAAATGGATTGAAAGTCCAGGAAATCTTGAGGTTTTATGTGCTGCACACCATAGAACGCATTTTGGAATTCACTCTATACCTGCCCCATTATGGGAGACTTTTAGATTCAGAAAGACGGGGACTGAACCCGCTGCTGAGGTAGTAACAGAAACTGATAAGTGATATAATTACATTATGCCATACAACATCCAAAGAGACGGTAATAAATACAAGGTAGTAGTAACCTCTACTGGAAGAGTTGTAGGAACACATCCGTCAAAAGCACAAGCTCAAGCACAATTAGGTGCTTTATACACCAATGTAAAAGATGTTAGAAAGTGCATGACTTGCGGATGCGATGATTTTGGCAACGATCATCATTATATTTCTGATACTGAAAAATGTATATCTTGCATGGAAAAAGGTCAAGGCCCATGCTGGGATGGTTATGAATATGCAGGTACAAAAGAGCAAGATGGGAAAACTGTTCCCAATTGTGTTCCTGTTAAAAAAGAGTCAGCAGGTGCTGGAAGAATTTCTGGTGGCGTTGGTTGGTCAATTGAATTTAACACTCAAGACTGTCAACATGGCTGGGCAGTTCTTAAAGGCGGAACTGGACAATCAATTGGTTGTTATCTGACTAAAGAAGAAGCGGAGAAAGCATTAGAAGCATTAGCTGTTACAGAGCCTGTTATTAAAAGTGATCAAACTCATCAAGATGAGCAAGATGGAATAGGGTCGTTTAGTTTTTGGAATGGATCTTTTGCTCCAGTAATGGGCAATGAAAAAGTTCAATATAGTTGGATGTCAACCTATAACTCACCACCACAAAATGACGGAAAGCCAAATGTGGGATATGGAAATAGTTCGGGTAAAAATGGCAGGAGCAATCAATGAAATTTAGAGAGCGTATGGCTTTTTATATAAACAAATACCCATCAAGAGTATCTGGATACGTATCTGCTTTAATCATGAATACAGCACTTTACTTTAAGCATTTTCCTACAAGCTTATTTATTCCAGTTGTCATGATTGTAATTATGTTTGGTGAAGGTGCTCAAAGAAAAGAAGATCAAAAAACATTGAAGGCTTTGTATACAGAAAATGATTTAAGCAAGCCAGATGATGAGATTATTAATGATATGCTTAAATCGTCAGAGACGGAGAAAAGAAAATAATGGAAGAGTTACAAGAACTTTTAATTAAGCTACAATCAATGGTAGTAAAAATGTGGGCACAAAGCCATGGGTACCATTGGAATATCGAGGGTCGTACGTTTAAGCAGGATCATGCATTCCTACTGGAGATATATGAAGATGTATTCGATTCCATTGATACATACTCAGAAAACCTACGTAGATTTGGCTACAAAGCCCCATTTGGAGTAAAGTCTTGGGATAGCAATAGCGATCTTGAAATTAATGATTCTCCCGATTTAGATTCAAGAACAATGTTCCAAGAATTATCTAAAACTAATCAATTTGTGATTGCAATGATCAGGCGTACTTTTGATAAAGCATCTGAGCTTGATGAGCAGGGACTTTGCAACTTCTTGGCAGATAGAGAAGATAAGCATAAGTTTTGGCAATGGCAGTTGACAGCAACACTTAAGTAGTAGTATAATAAACAAACACACCTAGAAAGGTAATTAAATGCAGCAAAATGCAGCGATTAGTCGTGACCTCCCACCTACACTGAATGATAATTATTACGTAAATGATCCTTCAAAGATGGGCGGAAGACGATTTGATGATAGCAAGGTTGAACATAAGTTTTTTACTTATGATTTAGATCTTGATTTGGAAAAAGTAACTAAGAATTTGCAGGTTGAGTATGAGCGTATTAGAAATGCAGAAATGCGTGGTGTAGCACCATTTAATCGTGAAAATCCCAACTCAGAATTCTTTAAGGAATCAAACTCTATTTCAACAATTAAGTCTCGTGAGTACAATGTATTTCAGATGTATTACCCATGGGCACACGATCTCTTTTCTGCAGTTACGGCAATGACCAGAGAAGCTTGTGCTTACTATGGAGTAGAATACAATGACTACCGTTGGCTCGCACAGTCTTGGTTTAATATTAATAGTAAGGAAAAGGGTGGAAAGCTTCACTTCCATGACCATGTTCGCAAAGACTATGGCGATCTAGCTTTTCACGGATACTTTTCTGTAAGTGCTGAACCATCAGAAACACATTACGATTTGTTGGATGGTAAGGTTAAGATTAACCACAATATTAATAACAGAGCAATCTTGTCAAAGGTTGGATATCCACATGCAATGAATGAATGGGATTTTGAAGGCCCACGAATTACAATTGCTTACGATGTTATTCCTCTGCATACTCTTGAGCAGGAAGCATTCCTTGCAATGCAAGCTAAGGACGGCATCACAGATCCTCTTTGGGAACAGCATTATAACCCCTTGCCAAGAGACTTCAAGTAAGATATACTACACATTAGTAAATGCAAAAGGTCCTACGGGGCCTTTTGTACTTGCCTTTGTAGCTCAGGGGATAGAGCGAGACTCTTCTAAGGTCTGCGTCGCAGGTTCGATTCCTGCCAGGGGCACGATAAAACAACTACTATCAAAGGAAGAAAATGAATAAAGTAAAGCGTACAGTTGCAATTATAGGAGCAGTCATGATTGCAATTTATCTTGTGTTTGTTGTAACAGGCAAGGCTAGTGCAGCAACACCACAAACAAATATTGCAATTATTGATACAGGGTTTGATCCATCAGTATCTCAGTTCAAGGGTAAGATTGTTGATGAAGTTTGTTTTACATTAATTACTTGCCCAAACAATAAAAGCTTTCAAGAATCAGCAAATGCAGCAGAACTAACTGCAACCCAGATGCTTGTTAAGGATGCAAGCCACGGCACTCAAATGCTATCTGCTTCTATTGCAACAAACTCTAACGCAAATTATGTTTATATTCGTGCTTATGACATTTTTAATGGTGTGTTAATCCCACCATCAGATTCACAGTTTGCTACGATTCTGAACTGGATTGATAAGAATTACTCAAGATTAAATATTGGTGCGGTATCGTTTAGTGCTGCTAGAAATATTACTACTGCATGTCCTGATAATCCCAGCGTTAATGCTACAGTAAATGATCTTATTTCAAACGGCATCCCAGTCATTGCTGCTGCTGGCAATAATTATGATTACAGCCACGTTTCATACCCAGCCTGCTTGTCTCCAATTATTGCAGTAGGCTCAATTGATAACTATGGCCATGCTTTGTACAGCAATGCAGGCAAAGATCTTGATTTTGATGCTATGGGAACAATGACTGTATTCAACGGCGGTACATCAACAATACAATCAGTAGGAACATCACTTGCTACTCAAGTATTCACGGCGGACTGGGTTGCAATTAAGCAAGCTAAGCCTAGCCTAAGTTACTCACAAGAATACGCATTGATTCAAAAAACACAATCACTATCATCAAATACTTATGTTAAAAATGTACCAACTATTAATGTGCTAGCAGCGTTAAAGTAGAGTATAATTATTACATGACTAATCCAGATTTTGATGATTTTTTTGATGACCCAGAGGAAACAGAAGCCTTTATTGATTATCTAGTTTCAATTGATGCAGCAATTTGGGACGGGATGGACGAATATGGTGAAAGAATGTTTAAGTTCAATATGCCAGTCTTAAAGGAAGTTCTTCCTGAGCTATATGAGCAGGTAATGGGAGATGTTGATGATATCATGCTAAATCTTTTTGAGAAGGGCTTGGTTGATATTGAGTATGATGAGAACCTAAATGCACTATTTCATATAAGCGAAGAGGGTAAAAAAGCTTTACAAGAAGTGGGTATAGACTATATAGTAGATGACGAGGAATAATGTCTAAAATAGTAAAGCAAAGAAAAGAAAATTATTCCGAAACATATGCTGATAATGAAATTGAAGATTCATATACAATATCCCCAGAGCAACTAAAAAATGCTAAAATCTTTGCAAAGCGAGAGGATTATATTGCTACTTTGCCTGAAGGCTTAAGGTATCTTGAAGTTGGAGTTGCTTGGGGTTATTACTCTAAGATTGTTGCAGAGTCAAAAAATCCTTCCTTAATTCACCTTCAAGATACATATAACCAAGATCATATGTGCTGGTCTCAAAGATATAATGGTGTTTGCTCTTGTAATCAACCACATGGAAATTATACTAGAGATACTCATGAAGATTACATTAAAGAATTGTTTTCTATTTATAACGGTTCATTAACAATCAAAGGTGATAGCAGGGAAGTACTTCCTACACTAACACAGGAGTATGACTATATATATATTGATTCTAACAATGATCGTGATTGCGTAACTCCAACTTTGAATGCTGCTGCAAAGATTACTTCTATAAACGGAATCATAGGATTAAATGATTACCTTATGTGGGATGGCGTAATTGAAGAGCGGGCTTACGGTGTAGTTCAAGCAGTAAATGAATTTTTAAATAACAATCTTAACTGGGAAGTAGATGCACTAGCATTACATCCATTAGGATTTTACGACATTTACTTAAGGAGACTTTCATAATGGAAAGAGAAATGCCATGGAAAGAAAGCTTTAGAAAAGATATTTGTGGTCCGCTCAAATCAAACTTTGATTTGCCTTTTGGCACGGTTGAGCAGCCTTTAACTATAGATCAGTATCAACTAGATAATGCAAAGATATATTCAAATAGAAATACATTTATTCCAACAATACCTAAGAACGCTAGGTACATTGAAGTTGGTGTAGGTGGTGGTGATTATTCTTTATTATTTAATTCAATTAATCAGCCCGTATCTCTGGATTTAATTGACCCATTCAACCATCATGAATTTGGTACTGCAAAATTAAGTAGATATACACAGGATACTCACTATGAATTTGTTGAAAAGCAGTTTGCGGGAGTACCAAATGTTACCCTGCACAAAGGCACCAGCCAGGACATTTTGCCAACCTTGCCTAAAGCTTCATTTGATTATATATACCTAGATGGGCTACACTCTAGAGAGAAAGTCAGACAAGATCTATGGAATGCAAAAGAATTAATCGCTGAAGGCGGAATTATAGGCGTAAATGACTACATTATCTGGGATTTTATGGTCGAGGATATTCCTTACGGCGTAGTTCAAACGGTAGCGGAATTCCTGGATGTAAACAAGGACTGGCACGTACATGCCTTTGCCTTTCAAGAATTTGGTTTTTGCGACATATATTTGAAGAAGTCGTAATTTTTCCATTTTAGTGTATAATAAGTGTGAGGTGGTGATTAAATATGGATAACAATCAACAGGGTAAAGAGGGCGGAACACAGCAGCCTTCATCAGCTACCCCAGTTACAGAACAAGCTGGTCCTGACGGCGGTCAGAAGTCAGCTCCTACAACAGATCTAGGTGTAAATAATCCTGCAAAGGCAACAACAGCAGGACCATTTATAGGCAAAGATGTTTCAATGACAACACCGCAATATGCAGGTGGACCAATTGCAACTACAGAGCCAGGTTCACACGCATAGTGAACAAGGAAAATGTTGAAAAATTTTTCGAAGATGTAAAAGATGCTTTTGCTAAAGCTATTGGAACCTCTTCGTCAGTAGATCAAGAGCGTGACGAAAGAAGCGTTGAGAACTATGTAAGACAAAGTTCAAATACAAATACGACTAACAGTCAGACAGGAGGTAATACAATGTCAAACACAACAGAACCAGATCCACAAGGCGAGATTGCTGTACAGAAGTCTTTCCCAACAGTTAACTCTGGAACATTGGTAGATCAGACAACTCGCCCAGAGGGTGATGTCTCAGTATCAGATGCTCCAAACAACCCTGGAATTGTTCCAAACAATGAAACATTCCCAGGAGAAGGATCAGCAATTGCTCCTACATCTGCAGAAATGGCAGAGCCAGTAGAGAAGGCTGAATCAGGAAAGTGTGCATCATGCGGTCAAGCACTTCCAGTTGCTAAGGCTGATGATTCAAAAGATGAAGATGAAATCGCCAAGGCTGAGTCATGTGCAGATTGCGGTAAGGCTATGAGCCTTTGCAATTGCATGGGTAAGGCAGTAGACGAGAAGGAAACTGCAGCAGAATCTGCTAAGGAAACAGATGCAGATGAGAAGGCTGAAATGAAGAAGTCCCTTTGGGGCGGAGCATTTGCCCCAGTATCAATCAAGTAAGTTATATATACGTATATATACATTCAAGGACGGGAAACCGTCCTTGTGTGTTTCAGAAAGGAATAGCATGAGAGTTTTAGTTTTTGGAGACAAAGACTGGAGTGATTACAATGATTTAATTCGTCAGATCACTCTACTATTAGAAGATTGTAAGCATCTTTACCCTGATAATAAAGAGTTTGTCTTTGTTCATAAGGGTCAGCGGGGAGCTGAAAATATGATTACTGAATATATCGGTAAGGTAGAAAAGCTTCTTAAGCAAAATGGATATAGAATCAAAGAAGAATTATTTAGAGATAAATCATCCTTTTCAGATGTAAACATGATTGAGTCTTCACCTAACATAGCTCTTGTATTTGGGGATTGCCCTAGAAATAAGCAGGTAATGAAGGTAATGGATGCCATGGGTGTCCCATATAGATATTATAAGTAAAATACGCTTGACACAGACATATTAAGTCTGATACAATATAAACAACAACACTACTAGCAGAAAGAAAAAGCATGATCATTCAAACAGTACACAAGGTCATTGGCACTCAGGTAATTGACCATATGGTTGCAATTCCACAAGAAGCATTCCCACCAAATTGGGATTCTTTGTCTCAAGAAGAAAAAGTTCATTTCATTTTATCACACCAAGAGTTTGAAGAGCCATATGCAATTCGACCAGAGCATTTTGAGCTTCTTGATATTGTAGTTGTTAAGGATTACACATTTTAATGACAAATATCCAACCACTAGGAAGCTTGATTTTATTTAAAGCTGAAGAAGAAAAAGATAGAACAACTAAATCAGGATTAGTTATTGCTTCAACAGTAATTGACTCTACCCTCAAAAGGGGAACCGTTGTAGCAGTTGGTCCAGGCGATTACCACAGCAATGGTGATCTTCACTCTATCCCGCTAAAACAAGGTGATACTATTATTTATTCACCAAACCATGCAACAGAAATTGAAGACGAAAGTGGAGAAAAGCTTCACTTCATTAACTGGAGACAACTCTTCGGAACGGAAAACAATAATGGCTAAGATTACACTTGATTACGATGCAGCCCACAAGTTTGTTGAAAAGAATAAGTCGCAAGGCTTTTTCTGGGATGGGTTTACAATTGTAAAGTGGTCTCCAAGTAACAATGGCTTTATGCAAAAAAATGGTTTATACCGCAACAATAAGTGGGGTTATTCAAATCGCTACGATTTAAAGTCTGATGGCACTTGGGAGATTAGCGATAAGTATGCCAAGCTTATTTAATCAAATTGGTATTGATGATCTAGATGCTAAATGGTGGCATATTGCTGCATGCCATATGATGCCTATTAATTGGTTCTATGATGATTATGAATCGGATAAAGAGCTTGCTAAGCAAATTGATCAGGTTTGCTTATCTTGCCCAGTGTCCCGTCAATGTTTTGATGAAGGCGTAAAGTTTAAAGAGAAAGGTGTTAGGGGTGGGGTATACATGGATTTGGGTAGACCAGATAAACAATACAACGCTCACAAAACACCAGAAGTTTGGAAGCAGATAAAAAAACTCCATGGAAAAAATAACTTACACAGTTGAAATGGCCAAGAAGGTCAGGGACATTAAGGTTCCAGTTAAGAACCTAATCTTGGATATTAGAGCAAGACCTAACTATCTTGCTTTAACCGTGTATGAAAGCAATATAATGGAGTATAATGAGAGTCAGAGAATGGCGATCATGGAATATCTGTTGCTAGTAAGACAACTTATTCAATCATTTGGAACACCATGCGAACTAGAAGGGATGAAATATACTGATGAGCAAGCAAGAGCCAGAAGACGTTCATGAAGATACAGTAACGTTTGTATATTTACCAGACGAAGGCGTGTATGGTACAGTTATCCATCACGGAGCTTGGGTTTCATTGATTGAATATTATGAATCTGGTGTAGGCTACACCATTGAAGTTTCTAATGACGACTTTATAGTATTAGATGAAGTTGGAATTGGATATACAGATGAAACGGAAAATGATCTATAATGCTATGCTACTCATGTAATAAATCTAAGGTTGAACTACATCCTAAGAAATCAGATATTCTTAAAGGTGTACAACTCTTTATGTGTCAATCGTGTATTGACTCAAAGTACGAGCCTAGATGGTGTGTTGTTTTGGGCGGGAGACAAAACGGTGCAGAGTCTGTTAGAGATTATGTGATTAAACATAGATATGTAGGTAGTAATATTGCTGCTGATGAACTAATTGCTTAAGGAGATGTATGTTAAGACTAGATGACAAATATGAAGATATTTTATCTGATGATGATGCAGTAGTTTATTTTACAGCTGCTTGGTGTGGACCATGTAAGCAATTAAAGCCTCAGTATGCAAGGGCAGCAACTATTGATAATAGTAGAAACTATTATATGTTTGACGTGGATACCCTTGACAAAGACATCCTAGCTAAGTATAATATTATGAGTATCCCCCAAGTTTTTGTTATGAACAAGGGTGAAATTGTAAAGCCTATCTTAAACAGAACTGCAGATCAAATCCTAGAGGAGCTTAATCAGTGACAACAATCGTTGCAGTATGCAAAAATGGAAATGTTACTATGGGTGCTGATTCTCAGGTCACCGATGGTGCTCGCCCAAATATGCATGCTACTATGCAAAAGATTACCAAGAACAATGGTTGGTTAATTGCAGGGAGTGGTGACTCTCAGCCTTGTGATATTCTTCAGTATGTCTTTATTCCTCCTGTTCCTACTGTTAAAGAAAGAGAAAATCTTTATCGCTTTATGGTGGTAAAGTTTATACCAGCCATGAAGGATTGCTTAGAAGAGTACGATTGGAAGCCTGATCCACAAGATAAAGATTCAGGATTCAACATGCTGTTTGCATTTGATGGAGAAGTCTTTGATATTGGAAATGACTTTAGTGTTTTGCTGAATAGCGACGGCATTTACGGTGTTGGCTCAGGCTCACCATTCGCTATTGGTGCGTTGTACGCTGGTGCTTCTGTAGAAAAAGCATTAGAGATTGCTGCTAACAATGATATTTATACATCTGGTCCGATGCAGATAGTAAAACAACAAAAGAAAGTAAAGTAATGCCACTAGAAGAATACAATTTTGACAGAATTCCTTATGGAAGTGTATCTGACGTATTTTACAACAAGCTTGACAAAACTTGGGCAGAAGGTCCAGAACCTTTTGAAAATGATGTTTTTGTTTCAGAAATGGAAAAGCATCAGAACGTTGTTGATGATAAAGAAGTTTTTTATCATTGGAATTCTGACTCATATAGATCAGATGAGTTTACATCTAATCACGATGGCAAGCATGTTTTGTTTATGGGTTGCTCTGAAACAGAAGGAATTGGCTCCCCGTTTGATACTGTATGGGCAAAGCTTATTTATGATAAGCTATCTAAAAATAACAAGCTGTCGGGATACTTTAACCTAGGCAAGGCGGGATTTGGATGGCAAAAAATCATCTCAAGCCTTATGACATATGAAAAGGTTTATGCACGTCCAGATGTTTTGTTAGTAATGCTACCTAACATCCCAAGAGAATATATCTGGGATCAGGAAAACTACACATGGCGTTATATTCAAAAGCATCCTTATGACAAAATGGTTAAGCCAGATGATGACCCTATGACCTTAACAATTAATCAGCATAGAAAGCATTTTATTGACTTTTGCGTTAGCTGGAAGTTGTTTGAAGCATACTGCAAGGAAGCGGGAATCAAGTTAATTTGGTCAACATGGAATTATATAGAAAACCCCAATATTAAGATGGCTAACTGCTTTAACAACTTTATAGAGATTGATGATGATCAGGGCTTTAAAGACTACTTCTTAAGCCAAAGACCAGATGGCAAAAGATTAAAGCATGATATAGAGAGAAGAGATGGGCACCACGGCATACTGTACCATGAGTACTGGGCTAAGCATTTTCTTGCAGAGATTGAAAAGCAGGGTTTGCTTAATGTTTAAACGTATTGTAAAATGGTACAGAATTAAGAAGTTTGAAAAAGCAATTAAAAAGCCTAGGAAGTTTATATACTAATGATCAATAAGCCTAGAGAAGATATACTAAATGGTTTAGTTTATCTATTTGACATGGAAGGCATAGACTTCTCATTCTATTGGCACAGAATGAATGATTTATCATTTATTGATAAGATTGCTGAAAGAAAAAATGAGTACCATGCAGTTATGGTTGATTGCTTAGACATAGTAAAAACTGGGTTTGTAATGGATCAGCTATTTTCAAAGGTGCCCGAAAGAAAAGTTAAAATGGTTTTAGATTCATTAACACTTAGTCAAAACATCATTGAGTGTATGGGTAACGAAGCATCTCAAGTTTTAGTAAAACACCATGACACACAGCAAAGTCTCAGGGAAAAATATGATTTTAGCGTGTTAATTGTAGTTTTTCCAGTTGACAAAGAATAAAGTAATAAGATAGAATAAAGCATTGGTTACGACAGTAGCCATTATCCTGTACAGGGATACTAACAAGAATAGGAAACTATGAATACAACAAAGAAGATCGCTCTTGCAACCGCTGCAGCTCTTGCAATCGTGGGCATCTCTGCTTCAGCACATGCTGCACCTCTTGCAGTCACCGTTGCTGGATCAGCAAACACAACAACTTCTGCAGCACCAGCTACAGTAGCAGTACCTTCATCTAACGTAATTGATTCAGGTCACTCTGTCGCTCTTGCAGCAACAGCAGACACCAACACCGCAGTTACATTTACTGCATCAGGTTCTGTAAAGCTTGTATCAGTACTTAATACATCACTTGCTCCAGTAACTGTAGCATCTGGTGTCACCTCTGCATCTGTAACCTCACAGGGTTCAGCAATCACAGAGTATGCTTATACAACAAGCACATCAGTTGGTTCTGTAACCATTACAAATGGTGCATACTCAACAATCGTATACATTCAGGGTACAGCGGGAGCAGCATCAAATGTTGCAGTCTCAGTTCCTGCATCATCAGCAGTAAATACTGCACCAACAATTTCTGTTTCAGCAACAGACGTTTTTGGTAACGCAGTTGGTGGAGAGACAGTATCAGTTACACTTATCGGAGCAACATTCTCTGACCTTACTGTAACCAAGTCCCTAGTTACATCAACAGCAGCAAACGTGCTTGCTGATAACACACTCACATTGGGTTCAAAGTCTGCTACACTGGCTGCAGTATCTGCAGGTTCAGTAACAGTAGTTGCTACAGACACTTCAATTGGTGCAGCAGTCACAGGATTGCCAGTCCCAGTTAAGTCAGTCGCAGCATCATTTGCTGTATCAGATCTTAATGCTTCAATTACAGCATTGCAGTCACAGGTCGCTGGACTAAGCAATACGATTGCATCTTTGCAGTCACAACTTGCTTCTGCAAATACAGCACTTTCAGCAGAAAAGGCAGCCCATGCTTCTGATTCCGCAACTGCAACAACTGCACTTAATGCAGAAAAAACAGCACACGTTGCTGATAATGTCACAAATACTGCAGCGACTGCAGCAGCTAATAAGGCATACAAGGCACTTATTGCTAAGTACAATGCTTTGGCTAAGCGATTCAAGCAGCCACAAGTAACTAAGTAGAGTACAACTAGGGAGGGCGGGTTTTAATTAACCCGCCCTTTTTGGTATAATTAATACATAATGGAATCACAAAAAAAGACAGTAGTTAAAACAATCACATGGCGTATTGCACACTCTTTAGTTGCTATATCCATAGCCTTCTTTATTACACACAGCCTAAAAATGGCAGCAGAGATCTTTTCAGCAGAAATTTTATGGGAGACAGCATTGTATTATTTTCATGAAAGATTTTGGTCAAAGTGGGGGAAGAGAGTTAAGTAATGTCTTGGAAGCATGATCGCTTTGAAAAAAGAGATATGTTGAATGTGTTTGACAAAAAGCATTTAGAAACATTTACATATAGATTTTCTAGCCAGCATTGGGATAGAGTAGACGGTCCAGAGATTGATTTAATCTTAAACTCTTATGGGTTTAGATCGCCTGAATTTGAAAAGCTAACTAACGATAACCTTAATGTTCTTTACTTGGGATGTTCGTTCACATTTGGAGATGGTTTGCCCTCAGAATACAGATGGTCTGACATGCTTACAAAAGAAATACAGTCTAAGTCTGATAAAACAGTAAAACATTGGAACTTGGGTTATGACGGAAACTCAGTTCATTTAATCATTAGAAATGCCATGGCTTTTATTAGAAACTATGGAAAGCCAGATGTTATTTTTGCAGTATTGCCCGATTTATCTCGTGCCATGCATTGGTACAAAGATCGTTATTATATAGTTCACCCACCTAGAGATGCTAGCTTTAACGAACATTGGGGTGCCCAGCAAGTAGACTATGCAAAGAAGTTTACTTATGAAGATGAAGTAATGGTAGCCATGGATATGCTTGCTATGTTTGAAGATTTTTGTGAAGAAGCAGGGATTAAATTTATATACACAAGCTGGGACTATGATCTAATGGATATAGGTCAAACTCAAGGATATAAGATTAATCATTTTTATGATAGAGAGCTTGCTTTTACCTATGATGATAAGAAGGAAAAGTTTGATTCTTTGCCAGAGAATGTAGACAACCTTCCCTATTGGGGTGTTGCAGCAGATGGATACCACCCAGGAACGTGCTGGAATATTTGGACAAAAGATAAATTTATGGAGAAGTATGAAGAAAATTAGAAGAATTATAAACATTGTTCGTCATCCAATTCTTTATAAAAAGTTTAGAAAGAAGAAAGGGTTTATATATTAATGAGTAATCAACTTTGGTCATGGGGCTTGTCAATTATAGGTGTTGTTGGCATTCTATTGGTAGGACATAAAAACTGGCGGGGATACCTTGTGGGTATCTTTACAGAGTGTGCTTGGGTATGGTATAGTATTATAACAAAACAATGGGGATTCATTTTTGGATCAACAGTATATATTTCAGCTTATTGCTTAAACATAAGCAAATGGCTTGATGAAGTAAGAAGAAACAGAATTAAAAATATGTTTCACATCAATCTTTTACACAACTACAGAAAGAGTAAATAAATGGCTAGTGTACCACTATCAGTAAATCAACTTGAAACAATTCTTGAGTCAGTATCAAGACAATTGCTTGAGCAATGGGCAATTGATGACCGTTTTGCAGAAGATCAGCTAGAAAAAGCCACGCAATGGGCTGTTGATGACGCTTCCCTTGTCATTAATGTATTCATGGAAATGTTCAACGATTATATGACACAGCAAGCAGAACCATCAAATAATTTAATTATTTAAGGATAAATGATATAATATAAAAGTAGTGCTAGCACTACTTGGGGGTTGTATCATTAAAAAGATAATACTTAAGTTTAAGCATAACTTTGAGCACTTTAATAAAAGGGTCGAAGAGCTTTCAGACTGGACTGCAGACATATCTGCACACCCTCTATTTCTTATTTTCCATGCAATTTGGTGGGGAATTTGGATTGGGTTCAAGGTAGAGCCATTCCCATATGGACTATTGACCCTTATAGTATCTTTGGAAGCAATTGTCCTAAGCTCCCTGCTCCTGTCCTCTGGTAACAGAGAAGGAGAGGTTGAAAAGAAAATTGCCCGAAAAGACCTTTCTATATCTAAAGAAACTAATTGGATGGTTGAAGAGATTCATGAGATAATTAGAGATATGCAAGAGGATCTTCGGTTCCTAAAGGATGAGGAGGAAGAATAATGGATTGCCTATTACTATGGTTTAGCATGATAGTGATCATAGCGTCATCTTTCAAGTGCCACAAGCAGCGTTGGCATAAGTAGTATTAAATGAAGTTTGAAAAGACAATTGACAACATAAGAATTGTTGAGAATTTTGTTGATTCAAATGATTTACAAGATGTAGATTCATTTTTACAGACATGGATACCAACAGATAAAGATTTTTTTGTTGTACCTATAGTTAATAACAAGACCAAGAACTTCTGTCTAAAATACCCTAAAATAGCTCATATCCTCGCTGAGGACTATTATCGTGTCGAGATTGAGCGGGAATATCTAAACAACCCATCCCCCGTCATATGGCGTACTGGAGCTTTTATGGAGGAGCATGTAGATCTCATGGGTTTAATGAATGAAAAAGATTATGACATATCAGAGCATCCAGATGTAGAATTAAATGATTATACTTTGGCAGCAATAATCTACATTAATGATGCTTATGAAGGTGGGGAGTTATGCTTCCCAGATTTTGACTTGCAAATCAAACCTAAAGCGGGTACACTAATACTATTCCCATCCAACTCTGACTTTAAACATTCAGTAAATGAAGTAAAATCGGGAAACAGATTTACAGTAGCAACATGGTATAAAGTAAAGGAAAACAATGTCTGAAGGTAAGTTAATTCTAGGTTCCTCGCATTTAGGAAACCCTAATCTCATTTCTTATGGAATGAAAAGTGCAATTGAAGAAGCAGATATTATTATTATCGAGTCTGAAGATGTCTTTAAGGATATGTGTGAAAGACTAAATTGTGAACCAACTACCAATGTTGTAGCTAAGTTTCTAGGTTTAAATACCAATGAAGAAATTGGAGATTTTAAAGAGTTTGTTATGACTCAGATTAAAGAGGGGCAGACAGTTCTTATTGTGCCTATGGCGGGACAAGCAGGAATTGGAGATCCAGCAATCTTCGTAGCACAGGAGTGCCATGCACTAGGTGTAACAGTGGATATTATCCCTGGTCCATCTTTGTCAACTATAGCATTTCTTAAATCTGGTTTCGGGGATGGATCATATTCTTTTGAAGCTCAGCTTCAGCCAGAGCCAGGAGTTTTTGGCTATCTTCAAGAGATTATTAAGCAGAATAAAGCAGCAGTTTATATTGAGCCTAATGAAGGGCTTGAGTATTTCTTTAAAACAGTTATTCCATTTTATGGTAAAAAGCGTAAGGCAGCAATTATGGTTGACTTAACTTTGCCAGAAGAAAAGATTTACCGTGGCACACTTTGGGATCTTTGGGAAAAGGTTGAGAATAAAGAGATTGCACCTCATATTGGTCGTTCTACTATTGTAGTGGACGGCTCTTCTGGGTGGCACCATGATGAAGGCTTACAGCAGCCTTTAAGACCTAAGAGTATTGATGATGAAACTTACTCAGATCAATGGGATATCAAATAAATAAGTCTTTTTATAGTTTAAATCCATACCTATAAAAAACGTTTTATACCAATCATACGTATAAATGTGGCGGGGTATGTTTATTATGTCGTACACATAAGTGCCAGGCTTACAAAAGATTGCATTAGCTATATTAGTACCGCTTAGCCCTGCAACATGAGATGCGTTATAGAATAGATTTGCTTGCTCTATCAATCCCATGCCTTCAAGCCTAAAAATCTCATACCCTTTATCTATAAAAGATTGTTCTATTTTCTGTTGGTTTTCTATATAATCATATCTTTCAACTGCGTACTTTGTAAATGGATCAAGTTCTTTTAGATTGACGTTCGTTCTTTCTTCATTCATTTCAAAATGTATGAAGTCCCAGTTTACATTTGTTGAAAGCATTAGGCTGATTGTAATAGGTATTCGAGTGGTGAATATCTTTTTATGTTCACCTTCGACAAGATAATCTTTAAGCTTGTTGACAACAAATTGCCTTAAGAATGCACAGACATTATCGTTTCTTATGTCCTCGTTAGGATCAATTTGATTTTCTTTTCTATATTCAATTAAGCTTTTACCATCTTCCATAAATATTTTATGACCAATGTTTGATTCCATATCGCTTACTGTATGAGTCAATGAAACAACATTTTCAATACTGACATTTTCATTCTTGTTGGGATCTATAAAATTATCTTCTGTTAATTGATATATATCTATTATATCTTTTACTACTTTTGATGGGCCAGAGTTTTTGTAAAAAACATTTTGTCTGCCCATATCTCCATATTTAATTAATAGTATCTTTAGATCGGGTA